ATACTTATGATGTGGTTGGTGCCTATGTGCCAATAAAAGAAATGGGTGGTGGTAGTGGACTAAAATACGCTGCATCCTCTATAATTTACCTAAGCAAATCAAAGGAGAAAGACGGCGACAAGAAAGTGATTGGCAACATTATCAAGTGTGAGACTAAAAAGTCTCGATTTACCCGAGAGAATGCTAAGGTTGAGACTAGACTTTTTTATGATGAACGTGGACTTGACAAGTATTATGGACTACTGGAACTGGGTGAGAAGCATGGAGTCTTCGAGCGCATTGGGAATCGTTACAAGACTGATTCTGGGAATGTATATCCTAAGGTTATCCTTGCCAACCCCGAGAAATATTTTACAGAAGAAGTGATGGCAAAACTAGAAGAAGCAGCACACAAGGAGTTTACCTATGGAGCATGATCATTTTATTAAAATTTATGATGACGTTCTAGACGAGAACCTCATCAAGAACATCATGGAGTCTTCCCGAGATGTTGATTGGGAATATTGGGATCGTGGTGGAAGACCACAGTTTCATCAGTTCAACGTGACTGAGTATGCTCAGGACAATGCAGATTCCATCTGGGCTAAGATCCACAATCGATTGATTGAGGCAATCAAAGATGCCTCTGAGCGATACATGGAAGACACTGATTGTAAGTCAGCATGGCCAGCAGAGAACGCATTAGAACAGATTCGTTTGAAGAAGTATGTTGCCGAAGATGATGATCGTTTTGATCCTCATGTTGATGTGGGTGATCATAGCAGTGCTCGTAGGTTCCTTGCTCTATTCTTCTACCTCAATGATGTTGACGAAGGGGGAGAAACGTGGTTTACTAAGATGGGAATCAAAGTAAAACCAAAAGCAGGTCGCTGTCTTATCTTCCCTCCTACTTGGACCTATCCCCACGCAGGACTACCACCACTTAATACTAACAAATACATTATTGGCACCTATCTCCACTATATTTAATGCAAAAGATCGAAGAAATTGCTCTCAGTAAACTTATACGTGATGATAATTACTGTCGATCTGTACTACCTTTTTTAAAGGATGAATACTTTGACAATCAACCACATCAAGTATTGTTTCACGAGATCAATGATTATGTGACAGAGTATAATCAAATCCCAGAGACTACTGCTCTCAAAATTGAGATCGAGAAGAGGAGGGATTTGAGTGCAGAGATTATCAAGGACATCGAAGACTTTCTTGATACTAAGATTGACGACACTATCTACAATGAAGAGTGGTTGTATTCAACTACTGAAAAGTGGTGTAAAGAACGTGCTATATATCTTGCCCTGATGGAATCTATTAAGATTGCTGATGGACAGGATAAATCACGAACCAAAGATGCTATTCCCCACATCATGGCGGAAGCACTTGGTACATGTTTTGATGATACTGTTGGCCACGACTACTTACTAGACTCCGATGATCGCTACGACTTCTACCACAAACAGGAAGACAAACTCCCATTCGATTTGGAATATCTTAACAAGATTACCAAAGGTGGTCTCCCTAGCAAGACTCTCAACATCGCTCTTGCTGGAACGGGTGTCGGGAAAAGTTTATTCATGTGCCATATGGCTAGTGCCGCCCTCTTGCAAGGCAAAAACGTACTCTATATTACACTTGAAATGGCAGAGGAGAAGATTGCTGAACGAATTGACGCAAACGTCCTGGACGTTAACATCAAACAACTCTCCGATCCGTTATTCACCAAACAACAATTCCGATCCAAAGTAGATAAGGTTGCTGCACAAACTCAGGGTCGTCTAGTTATCAAAGAATATCCTACTGCTTCTGCTCACGTCAATCACTTCAAGTCTCTCTTGAATGAACTGAGTATGAAGCGTGGATTTGCCCCTGATATCATCTTCATTGACTACCTAAACATCTGCGCCTCTGCACGTTATAAGAACGCTGTGGTAAACTCTTACACTTACGTCAAATCTATTGCAGAAGAACTGCGTGGTCTTGCTGTTGAGTGTGACGTGCCCATTGTGTCTGCCACCCAGACTACACGTTCTGGATATGGTAGTTCTGATGTTGATCTACAAGATACATCTGAGTCTTTCGGTCTTCCTGCTACTGCTGATCTAATGATTGCTCTCATTTCCACAGAGGAGTTGGAGCAAATGGGACAGATTATGGTTAAGCAATTGAAGAATAGATACAATGATGTGAATATGAATAAAAGATTCATCATAGGTATTGACAGAGCGAAGATGAGACTGTATGATTGTGATCAGTCCGAACAAGACAATATTCTTGACTCTGGTCAAGACATTGAGGATAAGATCCTCGAACACAAACCCCAAAGTAAATTTGATTCCTGGCAAGTATGACCGATTCCGCTAACCAAAGATCCCGTAACAACAATGTTGATGTTGATTTCGGTGGTAACGACGCTGCATCAGCAGCAGCAGAACAACTTTCTAATGCTGCTCAGGATATCAAGGAAGGTATGGAAACCAACCTTGAAGATATGCAAGAGGATACTCCTCAAACACCTGAGGATTTCATCAATAAGAAAGGGTTCAATGCCTGGGTTACTGCTGAAAAGATTAAAGAGAAAGAAGCAGAGAAGAACAAAAAGAAAGATGAGCGTTTTCGTGTAGATCTAGATAAGTATCTACACTTTGCTGATGATACATGCTCAGGACCAAGTAAAGATCAGACTAAGTATATCGAACGCCTTCGTCAACTGCATGAGGATGGTGTCAACATTGCTCGTCTTGATACTGCTGCTGCTGGTCTGTCTGCTGAGTCTGGTGAGTTCATGGAGATTGTTAAGAAGTTGAAGTTCCAAGGTAAACCTTGGAATGATGCTAACAAAGAGCATCTGGTCAAAGAACTTGGTGACATCATGTGGTATGCTGCTCAGGCATGTCTCGCTCTTGACGTTACTATGGATCATGTTCTTTATGTCAACTCTCTGAAACTGGCAGCACGTTACTCCGAAGGTAGTTTCTCTATCGAAGAATCTGAGAATCGCGTAGCAGGCGATATCTAATGCTCTCCCTCTGGATCCACTTGCGAGCATTCTTTGCTGTTGTAGTTGTTGGTTGTGCTCAACCTGTCAACTGGCAGCATTGCTATCGAGTGGACCAGTGGTTGCTACCAGAGATTGTACAGGGTTATAGACTGTGGACTGGGGAAGAAACACCATATCAGAATGAAAAAGATTATCTAAATAGTTTGGATAATCAGTGCCTAGAAGATGGCAAGATCGATTAAAGAAGCATGGGATGACTACAAACGTCATTACCAAAAAGGATTTGAGATTGTATCTAAGAAAGAAATCGTTGTATACGATGGTGCTCAGAGTAAAACAAAGGTAGGAGTTATCGCTAAGGGTGATGGTGTTCATGTTAAACCCATCAAAGGTGGTAACTACCAGGCCAGAATAGAAGTCTTGTATCAGAATGACAAGTCGGGGTGGATCTCTACTCCTTTGTTAGGTAAACCTAGGTCTGCCACAGGTAAGAAGAAGATGCCCGAGTTAAAACCTCAGGCGTTTGACATTCCTATGGATACTAAGATGTCTTTTGATACTTACTATAAGAAAGTCATCGCTGCTATTAAGAAAAGGGATGATCTTCAACTGGTAATCAAAGAGTATCTAATTGAACTAACTGATTTTTGTATGGAGCATGGTGCTACTGAGAAGAAGGAACTACTTAAAGCATATGCAGACTTAGCAGCATCAGAATACATTGATATTATGAATAACGTGGAGAAAGATTTCTCTGAGATTACTGCTCCACTATGTGTATTGGAACGTGGTGCTGCTGACTTAGATAAACTAGGGTATGGTAGGTTAAATAAGAAGAATGCACAGGTGTTCCTACCTGCTGCTGGTAATGAACCACTGATTGACTTTGTTATATTTGATGAGGAAAATACGTCATACCCCTTCTCCGTTAAGAAGATCAGTAAGACAACTAACGTAGTCAAACCTCAGGATATTATTTCTCTTATCAATAAGAAACAGATTGATGGTAAGAAAGATGATTGGGTTGAGAAATATAAGAAGACTGTTGAGTTTAAGATCTTAGAAGTTCTTGCTGAGAACAAAGTGAAGGATGGTTCTTTCCTTGCACTGGAAGTGATTGCTAAGGACCTTAAATTAAAGACAAAATTACCCACAGAGGTGGTCAAAAACATTGATGCTATGGTGAAGGGTGGTGACCCTAAGGAATCAGATGTCAAAGCGGCACAAGCCTCCTGGTTGAAACTGGCAGAGATGTATTATAATGATGCTAAGGACTACTGGGAAGCACCCAAGCACAGTAGTGGCAAAGTTGGCATCGCCTCTCTCATCTGTCAAATGATGTTACGAAAGATCAGCAAGGATGGAGGACTGGTGTATCGTGAGGTCATTGAGCACTTTGTTATGAAGGAGGTCACCTACTACAAGTTCGCTACGAACAAAGGAATGCCAGTCTTCTACATGGAAAACCACTTGAAGAACAACCTCAAACCCACAGACCAGTACCACCTCAGAGAGAAATCATCTATTGGCAACCCTTACCGCGATAAAGTCGGAGTACAACCATGAGTAAGAACACACACCTCGAACACCTTGAAGATGATATCTTCAATAATGGATATGCTGGTGCTCAGAATGCACTTGCATTCTTGGAGGGTCTGAAAGGTATGCTAACCACTGGTAGTGGTGGTGGTAATACTAAGGTTACTGTGAAGTGGGATGGTGCTCCTGCTATCATCTGTGGCATAGACCCTGAGACGGACATGTTCTTTGTTGGAACCAAGTCTGTCTTTGCTAAGACTGAACCTAAGGTATGCTACTCCCATGAAGAGATTGACCTATGGTATAGCGGCATGGGTGTGCATTCTAAGTTGATTGCTGCATACGATTACCTATCAAAGTTGCCTATCACGGGTGTGATCCAAGGAGATCTTCTGTATACAGAGACACCACCACTGGTTACTATGGGTGGCAAGAGATGCTACAAGTTCAAACCTAACACTATTACTTACTGTGTAGAGAAAGCAACCGAGATGGGTGGCAAGGTAGGTAAGTCTACGGTTGGTATTGTATTTCATACTAAGTACACTGGTCAGACTCTTGCTGAAATGTCTGCTGGTTTTGGTGTTAATGTTTCTGGTCTTCAAGGTGTGTCTGATGTAGCAGTATTCTCATCAGACTTCACCAACACCAACGGCATTGCAAACCTCAGTGCAGGAGAGAAGAACAAACTAGACATGAGTATGAGAACTGCCAAGCGCAACTTAGATTCATCTAAGAAGTTCTTGAATGAGATTGGTGGTACTACTAAGGGTATGGGTCCTGCTGCTTTGTTTAAGATTTATTTCAACCAAGTGATCAAGTCGGGTAATATGCCTACTAGTTCAGGACAGATGTTAAATGGGTTCAAGACCTTTGTTGAGACTAGATATGCAGAGAAAGAAGCAGGTGTGAAGACAGCAAAGGCAAAGGCAAACTGGGCAGAGAAAAAAGAAGAAGCAATTAAATACCTAAATACTAATAAGTCTGAAATCTATCGCGCCTTGGGAGGATTTATGAATCTCATTAACGCTAAGGAACAGATCATCAACCGCCTCAAAAAAATTGAGGGTGTTGGTACATTTCTAGAAGATGAGAAAGGATACAAGGTCACTAGTCCAGAAGGATTTGTGGCCATCAAGGATGGCACGGCAGTCAAACTTGTTGATAGACTTGAATTCTCTCGTGCAAACTTCACCGTAGCAAAAGATTGGGGCAAATGAGATTTCGTCAGTTCATTATCGAAGCAGCAGCCGCTGTTGCTAAGAAAGCATCATCTTCTAAGAAGAAGAATGAAGTAATCGACAAGCATGTTGCTATTACTTTCGGTAGGTTCAACCCTCCCCATGCTGGTCATGGTAAGTTGATGGATGCTGTCAAGTCACATGCTGGTGACTCTGGTAACTATCGTATCTATCCCTCACGTACTCAGGATCATAAGAAGAATCCTCTGCACCCTGAGCAGAAGATTGAACACATGCGTGGCATGTTCAAGGGTCATAAGGATGCTATTCAGAACTCTGAGCAGCATAGAAACATCTTTGACATCCTTCGTGACCTACACGATGAGGGTCATGAGCATGTCACTATGGTTGTTGGTGATGATCGTGTCAAAGAGTTTGAGAACTTGACACAGAAGTACAATGGTAAGCATTACACCTTTAAGTCTATCAATATCAAATCTGCTGGTGCTCGTAACCCTGACAGTGAAGATCCTGTTGAGAAACTTTCTGCTAGTGATATGAGAAAACATGCTCAGAGTGGTAAGCACGATGACTTCCATGCTGGTACAGGTGGATATAAGAAGTCTAAGGAGATGATGCAGCACGTCATCGATGGTATGAAACCACCTGAGAAGAAGAAGAAAGCACCTGCAAAGAAAGAGAAAGCAGCAACAGTCAAGGAATCTGTCTGGGAGTATGCTCCTAAACTAGACTATGATACATTCCGTGACTACTATATGCTCAACCATATCTTTAAGGTTGGTGCTATTGTTGAGCATGATGACACTGGTATCCGTGGTGAAGTTGTACACCGTGGTCCTAACTACATTGTGTTCCGAGATAACTATCAGAACGAACAAAAAGCATGGTTGCAACACTGTACTCAGATCACCGAAACTGAGGATCAGTCTAACTATTCTGCCGATGATGGTAGTGGTAACACTTGGAAAGCAGGTACTGATGAGTATAGAATTGCTGTTCAACAGATGACTCCTGGACAGGCAACTAAGAAGTTTAGTGAGTTTGTTAAAAACCAAAAGTCTATTAAGAATAAATAATTCTATACTTTTCCCTAGATCAATGCTGGATATCAAGGT